TATAATTACTTTTTTAATCGTCGGCATCAGTTTTTTTGAAAAAAAAATTGTTGTTGCGGATATTCTTTGGTTAAAGAGTGGAAATGTTCGGTATCGGTTTTTTCGTACCATCCATTTTTAGTATAAACATTATATACGTCGGTAAAATATTTTTCATAAACAGGAGCTATTTTTTCCAAAGAAAAATTTTCGCCCCATTTTCGGCAATTTTCTGGTTTTATTTTATCTATTTCATTTACAGCATTAACGAAATCGCCCATTGTTCTGCATCGATATCCAGTAACGCCATGTAAATTATTTTCGGCAAATGCGCCCCAATCAGTAGTAATTGTAGGAGTTCCGCACAAAAGATTTTCTATTTGAACACCGCCAAATGGTTCTACATACATAGACGGTAAAAATGAAGCTTTGGCGCGAGACATTAATTTTTTTCTTTTTTCAACATCGGCATATCCAACAAAGTTTACCCAGCTTGGCAAGCTATATGCGGGATCTTTTTGTCCAGCTATTACTAATTTTACTCCAGCTTTTTCGCAAGCTTGAATGGCAACATTGACGCCCTTTCCGTCGTAAACTCTTCCTAAGTATAAAAAATAGTCTTCTTTTTGGTCGCAATACTCAAACTCGTCTAAATCAAAATAGTTTGGAATTACAACATCATACCAGTCTTGATTGCACGTTCCTACATTTTTTAATCCGCAATAAGCATGATATATAGCGTAGCTTTCAAATACTTTCCATCGCGCCCAATGTCCTCCAGCATATCCAATTCCGGGTTCTACAACAATAAGATCGCTATGAATATCGCAAATAGGACGAACCCCAGCTCCCCAAAAAGGAAGTATAAAATCATTTTTCTGTTTTCTTTTAGCTATTTCATTGATTGCATTTTTATAAAATGTTTGATACGCATGGTCGTTAGTATCAAATTTAAAAAAGTTTTTGCGCCAATCATAGCTTCCGTAAGCAATTTCTAAATCGCGATTTGTTGTTACTGCAACATGCTCGCTACATTCTAAATCAGAATCTTCGTGTCCATAGTGAATAATATGATGGCCGCGAGACTTCATCATTTTACCAAATTTTACAACTTTTTGAGTGTAAGCACAAGCAGAATATTCTTTGCTAGAAACGGTGTGAGGCAATCCTAAAATATGAAATCGAAAAGTCATTTTATTTTCCTTTTTATAAAAATTAAAGCCCATAATATCCAGCATTAATAGGTAAAGTTGTGAGAAAACTTAAATTTTGAGTACCTGCTGGAATTGTAAAATAACTAGTAGATACTCTTTTAAGGCTATCTGGATCATTTGCAGTAACAAAATAAGTAGCTGTTTGATCAAAAAAATTAATTGAATAAGGTCCATCGCCAGTTATCGAGGTGGAATAAACATGATCTATAATTCCAGTAATTTCTCTATACAAATCTATAGTTATTACTGTATTTAAAGGATCAAATGCTCCAGATATATTTCCAGATATATTAAATGCTATACTATGATATGTTATATCCATCACTAAATGCGTAAAAAAAACAGATGCAGCAGTTGTATTTGGAACAGAAAGCCTATATCTTCTTGCGGTTTCAATCTGTAATCTATTGGTGTCTGGATCTCCGCTCCACCTATTAAATAAACTTTTTACTTGAGCGAATGTTGTATAAAATCCGGCCTCCGCATCTGTAATACTAGCATCAGAATAAGCGCGATCCCAACGCAAACCACCATTAGCAGTTTCACTAGTTGATGCCAGTCTTTCGACTAAAATACTTGGACAGCCAGCCGTAGTTGCACCAGCAATAAAAGTTCCAAGAGTAAGGCCAAGAGCCGAAATATAATAATTGGCCTCTGGAATATTGGGAGCAACCGAAGATGTAATAGCATCGATAACCGCCGCCCCAGTTCCGTGCGTATGAAGCAAATATTTTACGCTATGATTATGAGCAGAATGGCCATTTGAATCCATTCGAGATATGTAATTAATATACCACATAACCCCAATATTTCCACCACGTTGAGTAGCGCTTGTGTTGTAAATATCTAAAAATAGCTCGTTTCTTCCAGAAGAAAAAGTTATTCCAGTTGGATTATCGTTACGAATCATCATACCTTTGTTTCCGGCTATGACGCCGCTGCCGGTATTGGTATATGCAACAAAAGAGCCATTTCCAATTCTTGCATTTAATCCGGCCTCATTGCCAAGCGCACTCCAGTACACCATTGCAGCCAAACGCAATAATTTTACACCCTGCTCTGGTACTCTTAACTCTCTAGATCCTTGTTGATAGTTTAAAGAAGTTGTTCCACCCATTGGTGAATCTATCTCCATCGGGACTGTCAAGCTATTCATCACCATCGGATAAACAGTGGCTCCATTTGAATGCGTAGCCGCAGTTGTTCCGTTAAATCCGCGAGTAACAGTCAATGTATTTGTAGATCTAGCTGTAACAAGCATTTGTTCATCATCAACCTGTATGACATAATATGTGCCAGCGCCACCTAAATTCACAGCATTTGTAACGGTGATACTTGTTCCAATCGTGTTTGATATCGCAGCACTTAAAGTTGTATTTGAAACACTAGCGTCAAATTCATATGTAACTACCATCCAAACTTGAGGGCTATGATGTCTAGCAGTCAAAGAAGACCACATATTAAATGTATGCGTAGTAGTAGTTGTTATAATACTGGTAATATCATATACATATCTAGTCCATCTATCTGTTAGCAGTGCAGACTCATAGTTACCAGTAGTAGTAACGCCCAACGAACTTAATTCATAACTAACCGTATGATCAGTAGCCGCTGCCGCGTTTGTATTTGCCTGTGTAACAATAAATATCCTTCTAAAAACTTTATTGGCCTCTGGTAAATAGCTGCGCAGCTCAGGAATTGTATCATGAGAAGTTTTTACAGTCGGCAGCGTGGTTACCGGAGCATTTAATGGAATATAGACTGTTTTTAATTGTGTTGTAGCTGTATCGTCGTATTCGTATGTGATGGTCAAAATTGCTGTAACATTAACCATATTGAGTGTCGTACCCGTAGACTGGTTGATTTGCATACGAACGTCACAAGTCATCGACGATCCTGTCCAGTTGGTGGTAAAATGCGAAGTAAAATCTCTTGTTTCAAAAAAAGATAAATTTTCACCGCTATTGGTCAGCGTATTTGTATTTGTTGTAGAAGTATAAGCAGCAGCTCCCAGTCTTAAATCGATTGTTTTTGTTGTTAAACTTCCGCCAGTAGCTGTAACAATATCGTCCATCGAAACCTCTAGAAAAACACTTCTAAAAGTTTTTGTAGCTTCTGGTAGAAATACAGTTATTTGAGTCAAGTTGGTCAACGTATTATTAGTCATCGACGCAAGCGTAGGAAAACAATACTGAACTGTTTTTAATCTAGAAGCCATGAATATTTACCTTTGCTTAATAATAATTTCATTTTTTCCATTCTCATCTATCCTAAATGTTACTTTATAATGATGGCCTTCTATGATAACCCTTTCACAAGATTCAATATCTTCTCTTAATTTTTGTTCGATTATCGCCAATAGCTCGGTAATCTCTTGTTCTGTCATTATGTCACCTTTAAAACTAAAGTTACTCTTTTAACAGTGGTTGCAGACTCTACTTCAAATGCAAACAGGTCGCCTTCTGTTATAGATGTTGTCCAGCCAGTCAACGAAGACGAAGAATTATTTTGCTGAGAACTCAAACTCGGTTTAGCAGAGCCGGTTATTGTATCTGCATTCGTTGGAACGGTAGTATCTTTCCATATATCTATAGTAATAGACCCAGAACTATCTGCAATAATTGCCCAGCTAGATATTGTTCCAGAAAAAGGGCAGGCCGGTAAATATCCTGCCAGTCCAGTTGTTATTACATCAACACCATTTCCAAATATAAAAGTAATACATTTATTAGATACACCGGTTGCGCCTGTTGCACCTATATCTCCATTGGCTCCAGCGTTTCCCTGTGTGCCTGTTCTTATGTAAAGTATAGATACATTTTCTGCGTTAGATGGAATCGACCCAGTGCCACTGGATACTTGAATTTCTGTATATCCCGCCTGATCTATTGCGGCATCAATTATAGCAGCAAATAATGAAGAATCATTGTTTGTATTGCTTTGTATTATAAGATATCCTCTGTTAAAATTATATCCGCCATTTCCCCAATCATTAATATATGATGCAATATCTGTTCCATCTCTTGTTCTATCATGAATATAAACCGAGTTAACTGAAACAAGGCTTGAACTATTAAACCTTACTTCGCCAATCGCTATGCCAGTTGGAGAAGTCGAAGTATTAAACGTATAAGGAAGACCACCTTTGTCTCCCTGAACTCCGGTTGCTCCAGTTGCACCTTGCGATCCAGCAGTTCCTGTTGCACCCGTCGATCCTGTTGCACCTTGCGGCCCAGTTTCGCCAGTAGCACCCGTCGATCCCGTTGCCCCTTGCGGCCCGGTTTGGCCTGTTGCGCCCGTCGAACCAGTTGCACCTTGCGGTCCCGTTTCGCCAGTAGCGCCCGTCGAACCCGTTGCACCTTGCGGCCCGGTTTGGCCTGTTGCACCCGTCGATCCCGTTGCACCTTGCGGTCCCGTTTCGCCAGTAGCGCCCGTCGATCCCGTTGCACCTTGCGGCCCGGTTTGGCCAGTAGCACCCGTCGAACCCGTTGCACCTTGCGGTCCCGTTTCGCCAGTAGCGCCCGTCGAACCCGTTGCACCTTGCGGCCCGGTTTGGC